TATTGAGGCAAAACTGTGTATAGCTCACTAAATATTTACAATCAGCCCATAACACAAGCTGCTACAACAGTTGCCAGCCCTAATGCGGCCTATCAAAGAATGGCACAATTTTGGGACTTGATTACAGACTTGAAAGAAGGTACATATAAGATCAGAAGCGAACACAGAAAATATTTACCACAGGAAGCTAGAGAGACAGACGATAGTTATGACGTAAGACTCAGTAGGTCAACAGTGGTGCCATATCTGCAGCGTATAGAAAAAATGCTTTCAGGTATGCTGGTAAGAAAGCCTGTAAGACTAGATGATGTAACAGACCTAGTAAGAGAGCAACTATTCGATGTAGATTTAGAGGGTAATGATCTCAATGTGTGGCTTTACCAGACAGCAAGGCAAGCAATAAGTTTTGGTCATGTTGGGGTTCTTGTTGATGCACCGAAGGAAGGGGACAAGACCAGACCGTACTGGGTAACTTATACACCAAAAGATATTTTAGGTTTTAGGTCTGAGATCATAGATGGTGTAAGGCAACTCACACAGTTGCGTTTGTTGGAACAGGTTGTTGAGCCAGATGGAAAGTATGGTGACAAGATCATTAAACAGATCAGGGTGTTAGAAAGAGGAAGATATGAGATCCATAGAAAAGATGACAAAAAGAATGAATATAAATTATTTGATGAAGGTGAAATGAGCCTTAAAGACAAGATTCCTTTTGCCATTGCCTATTCAAACAGAGTTGGTTACTTTGAAAGCCGCAGTCCTTTGTATGACATTGCAGAACTGAACCTCAAGCATTACCAGATACAGTCTGACTTGGATAATATCTTGCATATCAGTTCTGTTCCTATGCTTGCAGTCTTTGGCTATCCAAATGCAGATGAAATAACAACAGGCCCTAATGAGGCACTATCATTACCACCTGAATCAAGAATGGAATATATATCTCCATCAGGAGACAGTTATGACAGCCAGTTCACAAGATTGAAAGATATTGCAGAGCAGATTAATACACTTTCACTAGCCGCAGTACTAGGACAGAAACTTGTAGGAGAGACAGCAGAAGCCAAAAGGATAGACAGATCACAGAATGACAGCACAATGATGGTGATTGCACAGCAAATGCAAGACTTGATTGATAACTGTCTTAAATTTCATAGCGAATATTTAAACGAACCAAATGCTGGCAGTAGTTTTGTCAATAGAGATTTTGTAAGTGCAAGACTAGAACCACAGGAGATAACAAGTTTGCTTACATTGTTTACTGCTGGAACTATCACTCAGGAAACCTTGTTGAACCAATTGTCTGCTGGTGAGGTGCTTGGTGATGATTTTTCAGTAGAAGAAGAAGTTGAGGCAACACAAGCTGGTGGGTTGATCGAAATGGAAGCCCCAACAGAACCTGACGCAGCTTGATGAATGTCAATTCCAGAGGTATTTTTTAGAGAAACTATTGATCTCAACCGTTTCAGTAATGCTGTCGCAAAAAAATATGCTGTCACTTATAACAAGGTAATTTTAAATGCTGCAAAACAATTAAGAAATATTGAATTAAGACAAATAAAAGCTGGTGAGGCGGTTGTTATTGCACCACAAACAAAAAAAAGACTTAGAGCAATTATAAAACAGGCAAAAGATAGTTTGAATACATGGTCTGGTGCTACGGCTAGAGATTTTAAAAAAGAATTACAGGGAATAACTCTTTTACAAAGAGATTTTATTGTAAATGAACTCAAAAAGGTAACAGCATCTGGTGATGTACCAATCAATAGTGTTGCTATTAGTCCAAAATATGCAGAATCTGTAATAATGACAGACCCAACACAGATAAATATATTTACAACTAAACAATTTAAAGAAGATGCCTTTAAAAGATTTGGTGCTGGTAAGTTTGAACTTACTGCAACTCAGGGATCAGCAATAACTTTACCTAATGGAAAAACTGTCAATAAAGCATTTAGAGGTATTGCTGTTAGTTCGCAAGAAAAACTTAGGTTGGCAATTGACTCAGGTGCATATAGTGGAGAAACATCACAACAAATAGCAAAACAACTTGTAGGAAAATTAAATTTTGCAGACTTAGGGCCACTATCTGTTAAACAGCTTGCAGCATCGGGTGGAGAACTTACAAAAATTGCAAATCGTCAAATACAAACAATTGTAAGAACTTCTGTAAATCAAGTGCAGAATCAAGCAAGTCAAGCTGTATATGCTGCAAATAGTAAGATTGCTCCTAAATATGAATATGTTGCAACATTAGATTCAAGAACTACTCCAATCTGTCAAAGGCTTGATGGTCAACAGTTTAAATACAATAAAGGGCCAACACCTCCACAGCATTTCAACTGTAGATCAACTACCGTTCCTATTGTTGATTTTAAAAAATTGCAAAAAGATTATCCAAGTCTTAAAGAGCCACCAGCCACTGCGCTTGATACAAGGCCAAGCATTACAGGTAGAGTTCCACAGGGGCAGGCTTATGGTGATTGGTTATTAAATCAAGATCGAGAACTACAAATAAAAACTCTTGGTAGTGAACAGAAAGTAAAGTTTTTTAAAACATTAGCTGGTAAAAAAAATAGCTCTGGTCAAAAAGCATTAAGGCAGATAATTAGAAGTGATGGAACTGAAAAAACAATAGACCAAATCAAAAAAGAATATAAACTATAAATATGCCATTGAAAAAAGGAAAATCTGAATCTGTAATCTCAAGCAATATCCGTTTGCTAATGAGAGAAGGTAAGACATTGAAACAGGCACAGGCCATTGCATTATCTACAGCAGGTAAAAAGAAAACAGCTAAAAAAAACAAAAAGAAGTAATATATAAACAGTTACTTTTATTGTTATGCCATCACACTACGGATCAATGAAGCCCAAAGGAACAAAGAAAAAAAAAGTTAAGAAGGGAGGCAAAAAATAATGGGATATATTTTTAAAGTGCAGGGGTCTGAAGATTCTAAGCAAGGCACTAATTATTTTAATCAAGATCAACAAACAGGTAGTGCTTCACCTAAAAAACCAAAAGCCAAAAAGACAAAGAAAAAAAGTGACTAAAAAGCTAAGGCGAGTTCCAAAGGACAAAAAGACAGGATTACCTAAAAAGTACCTTTCTGGTGCTAAAAATAAATCAGCAAAAGCTGCTGAGATTAAGAGAACTGCCGAGGCTTATAGAAAAGGACAGTATATTGATATTCAAGCTGTATCTAAATCACGCACTAAACAAAATGTCTCCACAAGCAAAAAGAAGAAAACCACTAAGCGCAAGCGTAAAAGCTAACCTTAAAAAAAAGGCTGATGGTACAAAGTTTTTTTATGGGGAACTTGCAGCGGTATATAGAAAAGGTCAGGGCGCTTATTTGTCTAGCGGCTCAAGAAATGTACCTATGGCAGCGTGGGCTATGGGTAGAGTCAATAGTTATATGAGAGGAGATAAAGCTAGAACTGCAGACGCAGCAATTTATTCAAGATATAACAAAAGAAGATGAAGCTAACAACAAGACAAAAAAATACTTTAGCTAAGCATCAAAAAGCGCATGGCCATACCAAGGCGCACATGGATTTTATGAAACGTAAGATGAGAGAGGGAGTTTCATTTACAGAGGCTCATAGATTAGCAATGAGAAGGAAGGGCAAATGAGTGACCCTAGACTGAAAAGGTTTGGATTATCTGGTTTTAACAAACCAAAAAGAACCCCATCACACCCGACAAAGTCTCATGTTGTACTTGCAAAAGAAGGCGATAAAGTTAAATTAATTAGATTTGGTATGCAGGGAGCAAAGACTAAACCACCAAAAAAAGGAGAATCAGAGGCAGATAAGGCAAAACGCAAAAGTTTTAAGGCTAGACACGCTAAAAATATTGCCAAAGGTAAAATGTCAGCAGCTTTTTGGGCGGACAAGACAAAGTGGAGCTAATATTGTAAATAATTGTAAATTTTTTATTTATGGCTGACGAACCAATCAAACCAAATCCACCTGTAGATACAACAGCGTTGATGGCAGAAGTTGAAGCACTCAGAAAAAGCAACAGAGAAATCTTAGATGACTACAAAAAAGCAAAGGAGGCAGCAAAAGCTGTTCCACCAGATGTTGATGTAGATGCTTTGATTGCTTTCAAACAACAAAAAGAAAAAGAAGAGTTAGAGGCAAAGGGCAGATATGATGAAGCTATTGCTAAACAGGCACAGCAATATCGTGATGCTGAAGAGGCAAAAAACAAAAGAATCCAAGAGCTTGAAGCTAGACAGAGACAGCTTGAAGTTGAAGCCCCAGCAGTAACAGCCCTTGCTGATGTTGTACACGATCCTCAATATGTGTTATCTCGCATCAGTAAGGATCAACTTGCAAGAGAGGCAGATGGAACAGTTGTAGTTGTTGATGGTTATAACAGAACACCTGTTAAAGACTGGGCGATGACAAAAATGCCAGCATGGGTACAGAAGAACCCAAGACCACAAGGCGGTGGAGCAACGACAACTAAAGTTCAGACTGAAACAGTAGCTGCTGGTGAAAAGAACCCCTTTGCAAAGGAATCTTTCAACCTTACAGAGCAAAGTAGGTTATATAGAACAGATATAAATAAATATAATATGCTCAAAAACGCAGTTAGCGGTTAGTATAGAACTAACGTGGTTGTGCCATGTCAGAGGTTGTGCCTCGAAGTAAACATATTAATTAAATTCTAATGGCGACAGTTCGCAGTGATTTAATTATTCCTGAGGTGTTTACTCCCTACTTGATCGAAGCGACAACTCAAACTGATAGCTTCCTACAGAGTGGGGTAGTGCAACCTTTGGCAGAATTAAATTTATCCGCAGAAAGAGGCGGTGACTTTGTAAAGATACCTTTCTACAAAGCAAACTTAACAGGTGATTTTGAAGTTTTAACAGACTCAACATCTTTAACTCCATCAAAGATTACAGCAGATAATCAAATTGCTGCTGTTCTTCACAGAGGTAGAGCTTTTAGTTCAAGAGACTTAGCTTCACTTGCTGTTGGTGGTGGTATTGATCCAATGGCTGCTATTGCTCAGAAGATGGCGGCATACGTCAACAACCAAAAGCAGAAGGATTTATATTCTTGCTTGACTGGTGCATTTGGATCTATTAACGCAAACGATAGTAACTCAGCTTTATTTAGTTTGACTATAGATTCAGAATCTGGCGATACTCCAACAACTCTAAGTCCAAGACATATTGCTAAAGCAAAGTCTTTACTAGGAGATCAAGGTGGCAAGCTTACAGCAATAGCAATGCACTCTAATGTTTATGGTGACTTGTTAGAACGTAATATGATTGATCGTATCTACGACAACACAGGCGCACCAGATACAGGAGCTACTGCTGGTAGTACAACAAGAGCTTTTGATGGCCCTAATGTTGTTGAAAGCTTTGGTGGTCTTAGGATTATTGTTTCTGATGATATTCCAACAACAGGTTCTGGAGCTTCAACTGAATATTCAACATTCTTCTTTACACAAGGGGCAGTTGTTACAGGTGAGCAAGCACCAATCAGAACACAAACTGATAGAGACATCCTTGCTTTGGAAGAGGCAATGGCTGTGGATCTTCACTATATCTATCATCCTGTCGGTTTAAAATACGCTGTATCAACAGTTAACCCAAACAGAACAGTTTTGGAAACAGTTGCATCATGGTCGAAAGTGTATGAGACAAAGAACATAGGTATTGTTCGTGCAACAAACGTATCTAATCAGGATTAATCATGCCATCACTATTTGAAGTAACTGCTGGGTCTTTAGTTGGGCCAACAACAGGTGGAACTGTAACTCAGGCCACTAACAAATCAACAGGTGTAACTCTAAACACAGAGTCTGGGCAAATCACAATGAACAATGCACAGCTTGACGCTGGCACAGAAGTATCTTTCACAGTAACTAATAGCAAGATTGCGGCAACAGATGTGGTTGTAGCTTGTCATGGTTCTGCTGGAACTGCTGGTTCATATTTGGTAAATGCAAATGCGATTGCTGCTGGTTCTTTTGCAGTAACAGTTTCAAACGTATCTGCTGGAAACCTTAGTGAAGCTATTGTCATAAACTTTGTTGCTCTTAAAGGTGCATCAAGCTAATGGCAATGTTCGCTTTTAGGCGAATGAGAGAACAAAATGAGGCTGCCCAAAAAGCAGCTTCACTTGTTCAAACTCTAGAAAAGCCAAAATCAAAATCTAAGCCCAAAAAGGTAAAACTCAATGGCGATAACTCTTGATGCTACTGTTGG